GGCGCTTGCGGCAGCGATTGGCCGAATTGATAAACTGGCATGATGATATCCTTTGGTTGTAAATCAGATCAGCGCGCCCGATGGGCTGCTGATGTTGACGATAGGCAGCGTGACTGTTGTAGTTTGCTGCACGTTGGTTGTCGCAAACTCGACTTCATAGCGGAGGTGCCTTGTATATACAGCTACCTTCTGGATGTTGTCGTCGTCAATCGAACCTTGGAACCGCAATTCTGCTGCGGTCGTGTCCGGCATTTGGATGCGATACGCCAGGCGCAGCGCCGGATCGATCAGGGATGCAATCTGCGCCCTCAGCGTGGGCGTGGGCGCCCAGACCGAGACTTGGAACACCTGCCGCTGCCTGCCGACTTCCTGCAACACCGTCGCAGGCTGGGCGAACAGCATGGCAGGAGTTGCGCCATGCGGAAAAGTGATCGTGTTCGCGCTCGATGTCGCGCCAGGAATCATGGCGGCAATCGCCGTGCATATTGACGTGAGCGTGTCTGTCGATTGCGCCGCGTAGCTGGCCTGCATGTTTCCCTGCTGCACGCTGACAGCCTGCGGCGTGGTGATCGTGCCGGTGAGCGTGATCGTCATGCCGGATACGATGGCCTGCAATTGCGTCGCCACGATGTTAATCGTCTGCCATGTGGGCTGCATCTGCGTCACGGCGCGGCTGATGGCGGTAGCGAATACCGAGACTTGCGCAATCCCTGCCTGCATGTCGGCATCAAGCTGCTGCGGCTGAGGCCAGCCGGGAAAAATGCGTACAGCGGATGTCACTGCCGATGGCTGGCCGGTGCCGTTCGGGTATAGATTCTGCGCCACCGTGGATGCAATGGCGTTTTGCACGTCAGTCAAGTCGGCCATGTCAGGATTCCAGCACTTCAACCAGCGCCTGCGTGCCCAGCAAGCCCGATGACACACTCACCACCTGATAGCGCAATCCGTTTTCGTCGGTCACGATATCCCGATGCTGAACAAGCCCGTCCGGAAGGTAGAAATTGCAGACATAGAAGGCACGCAGCGAAGCATCCCCAGGAAGATCGGCTTGCGGCCTGCCGGTTTCCTTCTTGATGTTCATTGCACCAGGGATTCCCTGCGCGTAAACCACCGGCGCGGGAGCTGCAAGTGCGGAATAGGACTGCAAACCAGCCGCCGTGTTTTTAGGCTGGCGGGAAAACGTCAGCGTTTGCGTACAACGCAAAGCCAGCGGGATCATCAGCGCATCCAAGCCGACTACGCAATATGTATTTTGCCCCACCAGATAATCGCCGACCTGCAACTGAGCGACAGGCGCGATGATCTGCCAGAAAAGCTGATTTTGCTGTGTTTGCGCCACCCAAGAACCAGGCTTCATTCCGCCATTTAGGGTGAATGCGCATGGTATTTGCCCTAGCGCATACACCGGGCTGATCGGGTTGTTGATAACCTCGCCTGGCCTATACTGCGTGTGCATCGATCCGATCGCGCTCGCGGCTCTTTGCAGGCCGTAGGCGATCTTGGATTGCAGCAATGCGCCGTTCATTACACCACCATCTGAACGGTGTTGCCGCCGTCAAACCGTGGGCCGGGCTGTACGCCGAGAAACTCGCACAACCGGAGACGCCATGACGCGAACAAGCGCTCGCGGTCGCGCTGCTCGTTCGCATTGTGTACCCACGGGCCTGCCGATGCTGTGTCGAGATTGCTTGATGCGCCCACGATGGCCGTTTCCAGCGTGGTGAGGTTTGCCAGATAGGTGTTCACCACCACTGCGCCCTCGTCCGCGCTCATGTGCCGCAACCGGTATTCAAGCGCCAGGTACTGCTGCATGATCCACGGATAAGGAAATACCACATTCCCGTCACCAATGGCCGGATAGCCGCAGAAGCGCCGGATGTCTACCAATTGCGCATCTGTGAAGGCGTAGGGCGTGATCGCCATTACTCAGCCTCCAGCACACCCATGCGCGTCAGGAAAGCGATCAGTTCAGCATCGTCCACCAAATAAAGCCGCGCACCGGCAGGTAGCCAGCGATGCACGCCGTTAGTGTCAATCCAGCCAGCATTGCGCGGCAGGACAACCACCGATTCATCCGTGGCGTCCTCCGTGGTCGCGTCTTTGCGAGGACGCGCCATGATTACAGGCTCTCCACCAATACGGCACGCTTGTACGCACTATTCGTCGCGGTCGGGATGGTGTTGGGGTTAGTTGTGATGTCGGAGGGAACGGTGAACCCGCCGATGTAGGCCCAGGACTGTGTGACCACCTGTTTCAATGCATCAAGCGGCTCGCGGGTGACGTGCGCGATACCGTCAACCACGGTAATCATGCCGTCATCGTCCACCGACTCAGCATCGCGGTAAGCGTCGGGTGTGAATGTGCCCTCCACCAGCGTGCCTTCGCCGCACATGATGCCATATTGCACTGCGTTGCCGCTGAATGTCGCGGACGGATTGAGGTTAGTTTCGATCAGTTGAACGCCGAGCAACTCTGCAACCACGCCTTGGCGGTATTCTTGCGTCTTCGGATCGCCGCGGAACAGTTGCTTGAAGTCGGAATCGTTGAACAAACCCACAACCTGCTTAGGCGAAGCGTAGAAGTGATACATGCCGGACGCATTGACAGGCTGCACGCCGTTGGAACTCATGACGGCCTTGGCTTGCAGCAACATTTGCATGGAGAGCTTGCCGCCGTTATACAAGCTAGGTGTGATACCCCAGACGCTGGATGCCGGGACGGTGTTGGTGGATGCATCCATCGAGCGCATGACATACGGGGCGACGGCAGACGCCACGGGGTTTTTTGCGGTGCCGTCAGATGTGCTCACCGAAGTCGAAAACGTCAGCGTGCCGGAGATGCCGCCTGGAGTCACGGATACGTTGGTGCCGTCAGCAGCCGCGCCGGTTAGCGAATAGACGTTGGAGCCAACCACGACGTTGACCGGGTTCGAGGCCGACACCGGAACCACTTGGCCAGCGCTGTTCCATGTGTATTGGAACCCGCGAATGTCATCGACGGTAACGGTAGTGCTGGCAGAGCCGAGAGTCACGCGGACGAATGAGTTGCCGCCCATGTAGCCCGCATACAAGGCTTGTTGGGCAATGGTGTCGATGGATCGCGCGGCTTGCTCGCCGAGCGTCACCGCATTGCGCAGAAACAAGCTGTCGATTGCCACGCGGCTGGTGGCGACGTTGAGCATCATGTTGGCGGCGTATTGCGCCACGGACAGCGTAAATTGCTCCACGCCGTAGTTTTGCGGAGTCAGTCCGCTGGTGATATCGCTGTTTGCGGCAGGCGAGAGCGGAGACGTAATCGCAGGCAAAAGGCCGGTACGTGTCTTGGTGATGGTTTCGCCTATTTCCGCCGGGAAATCCATCTGCTCGGCGATGGCGCGGAATCCGAGCTTGGCGCGAAGGGGGATCTCAAACGCGCGTTCGAGATAGTTCTGCTGAATGACACTTTGCAGTGCTGCGGGGAGGTTGTTAAGAGCCATGATTCATTTCCTTTATGTTTGGATGATTTATGTCCCTTGGTGCCTGACCCCGATGGACTGCTGCCGGTTTCCCGGCTTAAAGAGCTAAACGCGGATGCCGAACTTGGATTTCAACTCCGCGCGCAAATCGGCATCCGAAAGATCACGCGCGGTTTTGGTTTCTTGCTTGCCGCCTTTCGGTGGCTGCTGCGTGCTCGCCGTGGTTTGGGCGAACAGGTATGGTTTTGATTTCTTGAGGGCTTCAATCGCGGCGTCTGCGCCTTCGATTTCGCCCGAGTCGTTGAATTTCACGCCAGACAAATCTGCCAGCGCCAGTGCGTCAATATCGACAATCCCGGCCTTGATCGCATGGGCCTTCATCTCGGCCTTGATGATGCGCTGCGCGGCTCGCTGCTCGGCTTCCTGCGCTTTGGCGATTGCCTCGTCTTGCGCTTTCTTTGCGGATTCCGCCGCCTCTTGGGCCTTGCGCTCCATTTCCTGCGCTTTCAGCCGGTATCCCGCGTTCTCATGCCGCAGTTCGCGCACATAGTCTTTCGAGAACGTTTCCGGCTCTGGCGCGGTTTTATTCGTGTTGTTGCCGGTATCTTCGTTGCTTTCAGCCATCAGGGCCTCCAAATAAAAAAGCCCGCATCATGCGGGCGTCTGAACGGCTTTGGGCCGTCACTCCATGATCCTGACTTGCTCTTGCGCCTGTGCGTTGCGCTCGGCTTGCTCGGCGGTGATCCTCGCTAGTTCGGACGGCACATCCTCCACGTCATAGACGGGTGCGAGAGTCCCAACGGCGGTTTCCGTGCTCATCAGCCCTGCATCTGTCAGCGTGCGCAAGGTGTTTGCGTCGTTGCTGCGATCTTGGCTGGTGGGTGCATACCACGGAGGCCATTTCAAGGCGATTCGGCCAGGCGCCATCCTCGGGATGGGATCGCCATCAGAATCTACCAATGCCATCTTTGCGCTGGCACGAACGATCATCTGCAGGAGCTTTTTAAGGCCGTATTCGCCGTAGCTGATACGTAGTTTGTCCGACAGCCAGATTAGCGCCTGGTTGAGCAGCTCCATTGCGCGCCCAGATTGAGCCGCAGATAGTTTGTCCGCGTTTGCCCGGTTGCCGTTGAGTTGCTCAAGGGTAAATTCGCGCAGGGTGCGTACATATTCCAGCACGGCAGCAGTAGCAGCGCCGTCTATCTCAACCAGCTTCGCGTCGCCATCTTTGCTCACGATGATTGCGTTGCTGGCGCTGCGCACCATCTGACGGCCAGGATCGACGGCGGGCTCTTTAATCATCAGCAGCGGATCGCTGGCGTACTTCAGGCCGCGCCCTGCTTGACTGAGCATGTACTCAATCTCGATGTTGGTTTCAATGGCCTCATCGCCGAATGTCGGCGCACCGTCGATGTCATCGCCGCCTGGCAGGTTGCGAATCCAAACCATTGGCACAAAGCCGAGGTTGTGCTGGATGGTGCGCTCGTTGTCATGCGTGAGGTTCTCGGGCAAGCCCGGTTTCTCGCGGCTGATCTTGACGGGCAAATACCAGATTTCGGCCTGATCCGTCCAATCCCGCGTCCACCAGTGCATCGCGTCGAGATCGGTGTCCTTGATCGCGTAGCCCATATCGCGGAGCGCGCGCCCGCGCAGCTTGTATTGCTCACGCACTGACATAAGATCATCCGGCCGCATGGGATTATATGTCGGCGTGAGGTATTCGGTTGTCAGCGCCGAAACGTAGATACGCCCTTCCAGGATGCGCAGCCACAGACAGACCGAGCCGACCGAGCCTTTCTCGGCGGCGTCGATCATGACTTCGTTAAGCCGAGCGTCGCGGATGATGTCGTTCAGCGTGTCGCGAGTAGCCTCATCGTCGTGGGCCGCCTCGGGAAAATGCCCCTCGCTGAACAGCATCGCCGTGGATTGCTGCACCACCAGCGTGCACAGGTTGTATCGCACAGACGGGCGGCGGTCGCGCAGCTTGATGTATTCGTTCGCGCCGTTCGTCTCTTCGTGGA